GTAACTTACGTTCTAATGCACTATTCCAGACATGCATACGAAGGATTGTAGTAATTACATCATCAATCCTAGAAGAACATGCTCTTGCTCTTGCATTATTATCACTTAGACTTTGGATACTTGCTTCGCCCAGATTACTCAAGGCGAGGTTAGCTATACCAGTTTTATCCATAGTAAACTGTTAGTAATGGGGGTCAGTTTCCCAACCCCCGGTTATTAATTGATTTTAATCAATCGAGTAATGACACAGAAATGTTATTACAGCATCTGCCGCTGGATCACCACCGAGCAAAGTTGCAACTATATCTGCTTCATCAGGTATAGATACAGGAGCAATAGCAATACCTTTATTACCAGAAGCGGTAGTTGCTCCACCACTTTTCCAGTAAGATACTGCATTTGTTGCATCCACTCCGTCAAGAAAACCATCAAGGTCTGTATTTGCCGCCGTAGCGGTTGCAGATACAGCTTGCCAGCCTAAATCAACGGTTGTTCCAGAACCTAATGTTGCAGATAAATGTAGTGCCACATCCCAAACTTTACAATCAGCAGGAAGTCTGCCGAGATATAAAACATCATTTTGGGCTGTAGCCGTTACTACTGTGTAAGTATCATACAAAACACGCATCCTACCGCCCTGCGTAGCTACATTAGTTAGCTTTGCTGGAACAGTTGAAAATCGTTTTGCATAATCTACTGCATATACGTTAGCCATATTGTCCTTTCATAGTTTGGGGTTAAGCTGTTACGAAACATTCAATTTGAATGACCATTTCTTCCCAAACCCGAGTTGCTCCAATATCCATTTCAAAATATGCATATGGAACAAACGATTTGTCAGAACGTCGCTCAATTTCAGTTATAGGTTCTTCCCAAGAACAAAAAGCCAAACCTTGCGGATGAAATGCTAACACTTGCTCTGTCAGCGTATCACTAGAACCAGTTGTAGGCATACCTTCGTGCCTAATAAACTGGAATCCAGCATAATAATTGGTTTGTCCCTCAACCAATGCACGAATATTATTATAATCCGCACTTTGGATTGTCACTGAGTGCAGTAGAGCCTCTATCTGAGCCGCAGAACACACAATAAAATAAAGGGGATTACCACCTTCATCATATTGATCTGCTTCATTTTCAGAAAGAATTCTGCGAGCTTTTAACAATTTGTCGATTGATAATGTTCTACGATTACCAGCAGAGTTATCAATACCACTATAGTCAACAGTTGCAGTCCCTACTTGAAAATCAACACCAATGAACTGTTTTGGGAAATTAGTGTCATTCCAAACTATTTCGGTTGCACCGTCCATTACACCACCATCTGATTCATAAGCAGAACCAAATGCGGCATCAATGATTACAGTATCCATCTTACGAGCCATAGCCATTGACGTAGCTTCTGCATAAGGTTGGAACACATCATAGTTCATTCTACGAGTGTCAAAACCTTCTACAAAGAATCCAGCATTTTTAGGTTGTGCTGATACTCTCCTACGTTGATGGGATATTGCTTGTACTGGTGAATCTGCAAAACGTGCAACTTTGTCTAGTGCTTCGTTAGTTCCGATCTTATCAATGAACTCGGCAACACCTTGACAGTCTGGCTTATTGGTTACAAAATTCCGTAACCGGGATGTTTTTTGTTGAAGCGCATGTAATACATCAGAAGAATACCGATGTACATAAGACGTTTCAATATCATAAAAATTAGCCATATTGTTACCATTATGAAAAAATTAGATCACAATAACCTAGTGATTATCCATAAAGGGTCACAACAGACTTTTCGGCAGGGCAAATGCTTATCTGCCTATTATCTTATGTTCGGTATTACCTCCACCATGGAGGTGTGATATTATCGTACTCGTTTTTGACTTGGATATGCTGTTTTGAATAACTTATCCATTTTATTCATCGCAGATTTATGTCCGGGATTTCTATTATCCCTATAAGCCTCCGAAAATTCCTTATCGCTATATAGATTCTGAATCTCTACACGCGCCTGTTGAGGTGAGAACTGGGATGAACCCATTCCTGTACCTACAACGAGTGAGTCTTCACCAAGTAATTCACCAATTTGTGAAAAAGCCCGGATCATTTCAGGATGATTGCCCAGACCTGTCTCATTCATAATTGACTTTAACTCGGGTGAGGAAAATTGAGCGAAAGCTCTTGTTGCCATATCAATTTTACCTTCATATTTATTACCCCACTCTTTTTGAAGATTGATCTTAGTATCTAATGCCAAATCTTCAATTTCTTTAGCACGCTGAGTTTTTTCTTCTTCCTGTATATCTCCATACAAATTTAAGATATTCTCAGCCTGATCCTGTGTAAGACCTGTCTGATGTGCAAATTCCCGAAAATCATCGAGAACACCTTCATCATCACCAAAATCATATCCTTCTGGTTTTTCAGGTCTACCTATCTGGTTAAATAGATTATCCCAACTTTCTCCTTCTTGCGGAAGGGAGATGAGATTATCCGGGTTTCCTCCAATCTTCTTGACTGCATTGACGTAGGACTTAGCGAGTTTATCTACTGAGTCAAAAGTCTGGAGACTAGGTTCATCCCTTAAGCCCTCTGGCATAGTGGATGCACTAAATTGTAAAGCCGAAGATTCGCCACTTTCAGCTTGCCCTGCTTCTTCTTCAGGAGCCATTGCTTCTTCTGACATATTTAATTATTGCTAGGGTTATCCTGCCGTTTTATTCTGGCAAGTTCTTGTTGATCATAGCGTGTTCTAAGCACCCTAAGATCGGTGTCCACCATCTCCAGTATCTTGAGTATTACACTACGCTGACCCTCTTGCCATGCAGATAAATACGGATCAGGAGTTGGTGTAGTCTTAAAAACAAAGTGATCCTGTACAAGTTTAGTTAGTACCTGTTGTCCTTCTTCTGTTGAAAAACATTCCTTAAATATTCTACGATTATTTGATTCACGGTCAAACCAATTCATCAGTTATGATTACCAATGGAGTGTTTTACATGACATCTCATACAATAAAAGGTATTTTTAAGTTTAGGAGAAACTCTAGTAGTTGTCTCTCTACCAGTTATTTCTTTAAATTTTGATGCTTCCTCTGGGTCCATTGCCAATCCCCATTTATTTTTAACGGTTTCAGTATGTTTTGCAAAATTTGATTTGTTTAACTTTGGAAGCCAATTAACAATATCATAATAACTTTTTTCTCTATTTGTTTTTTTAGAAACTACTGTTAAATTTGGTGTATAATGCCCAAATTTTTTCTTTTCAATTGGAGATAACATCCCTCCCAATCTTCCTGCAGTAGATTCATGTGCTTCTTTCAAAGCAACTGTATGATCTACCTCTGGATTTTTCTTTATCTGTTCACCAGTATAAGGATCAGTTAATTTACCATCTTTCCATGATCAAGACAATACTCTAGGTCTTGTTCTTTTATACCATACTTTTTTATTTATCCAATTATCCCTATTATAATGCTCTGGAATCTTAGAGTATTCTCCTTTTACAATAGAGGGAGCCATGTCACCCATTATGCCGCCTCTGCTCTAAGTGATTCTGCTCTTGCCATCTTTTCATTAACCTCACCAGCAACTTGAGCCTGTTGCATCTGTTCCTGTGCGGCTCTCTGTCTCTGTTGTTCTGCAACCATTGCATCAACTTCTTCTTTTGACCTGATGTTAGAAACAGGTACTTGAAGCACTTCAGCAGTATTTGTAAGTATCTGGTGAGTATTGAAGTACATTGGTATAGTCTGGTCTATCTGAGCCAAAGGCAATATCATCTCAAATAACTGTGACATTGAGTTTATTTCGCCAGATCGCATTGCAATGGAAACTGGATTCATGTATTCAATCCTGTAATCTTTACCCATTTCCTCAGGCATCTCAGGCAACAAATAGGAACGCATCAATATATTTACTGTTCTTCTGATCAAGGGATCAAGAAACTCTGCTTCCTGTCTGGCAAGAATTGGCCCAAGAACAGGCATTCTCTGTCTCATTCTTACAGATACTTCTGTTGCAGAGAAGCGCATTACATCACCATCTGGTGCAGTCGGTCCCGGTAATTCCAAGAGATCCATGAAATACCCCTCCCTGATTGCAGAGAGACTTTTTGCACTTAATCTTTCTGCATAATCAGGTCTTGCATTAGTTGGTGCTTCAAAGATCATATCTTTGCCCCCTAGACCGACCGAATAATAATTTATCGCATCAGGTGTTGTATCTAGGGGGTCTAAGAGTCCAGAATCCGGTACAAAGAGAGGCGGTGATACCGATTTCTGAACTGCTTTTAAATAAGTTTTATCAATTTCGGTAATCAGCCTTATATCAGGCATTATTTCCCAAGTTGGCCCTCTTCCATAGATTTCCCTGTCTGATCGTTCCCATCTTGCACAGATATAAGGCATTTCATCATAACCGCCAATTGCGAGTATATGTTTTCTTTCCTTCAGGTAATGAACTGATACATATGCTTTTTTAAAGTCAGGAAGATACTGAGCCATTGTCCATGCAGGATAAACACAATGAACAACATCGACTTCATCAAGCATCTTCTCACTTTGGGCATTTTTTAATACATCTTCTGGTAAAGTTTGAGGATCAAATCTTGATATTAAGTCTTTATATGTTTGTTTGTAGTTCCTGAATACTGTGTCAACTTCCATTTCACTTCCGCTACCCAATATGCAATCCGAAAGAGGAAAATTGCGGAAACGAGGACCAAAACCGGGAACATCTTCAACAAATATGATACCAGTTCCAAAAGTCCCTGCTTCCAAGTAGTATTGAAAGATTGCACTCTGGAAATTGGAGATTGGTCGTGATACATGATGTTTTATTATCTTGGTTGCTTCTTCCAGCCATAATGCAACATTACGTTCTTTATCCAATTGGGTAATTCCAGAAGTTAACTTGAACCATTCTGCACCCATTGGTGTGAACACATTATGTATATTGGGAAGCAAATCGTTTAAGAAGGCGCATCGCAGATCCTTCAAATGCAGAATACATCCTGTCTGCACCTTTTGAATGAGTAGTAGTAAAATCAGCACGATGCGGCAACACATATTCTGCCATTTCCTGCCATTCACGTTCCCAATTCCTGCGATTACCCTTCAGTTTCTCATGTTGCTTATCAAGAATACTGCCTAGAGGATTTTGC